TGCGAATAACAAATGTCACACCATTTGCGCCTTGCTCCAAATAAACGCCGTTATAGGCGCTAAAAAGACCCACGCGCTGTGTCAAATTTGCCTTGGCAGCATTCATGACAAATGTCTGATAAATCAGCATGCTCTTTCCGGGTTGATACGGGAAAACGCGGAAAGTTTGCGCTACCGCCGTAGAGCCGGACGATGTTGTTGCGTTGAGCGAAACAGATGATTGATTGGTATTGTAACTGGTCGTCCCACCCGTCCCCGTTACATAACTATAGTGAATGTCAGGAGCAAACCGACTTTGACTATCAAAGATAGTGAACGGACTTGATACGCGAAGGCGACCAAATGCGTCCACATTGCCACCGGCACAAGTGACAGTAGACGGATTAGAGGACGATCCATAAGGAGGATAAACCGTAATAGCCATTACGTTGCTCCTCCTGAAATTTTAATTGTCACGGTAGCCGCGCCAGCCGACGCCTGAATTGTTGAGCCTGTAGATAGCGCGGTGCTGCCGGTCCATTGAACAGTAGTATTCCCGCTGATTGGCGCGTTGAAGAACAGCGCATTCGATGCGCCAGCAGAGCCACCAGATGCTACGAGATAAATACTGAACGTCGTAGCTGTTCCAGATGCATTGCAAATTTCAATGTCGGTAAGTGTAAATTGCTGTCCAGTTGGAACCGTATATAGAATCCCCGTAGTCGTAGTTGCGCCCGTAGCAGGCTGTGGGCCGCCACGATACACAGCAGAAAGAACACCAACATTCTGGGCAAGATTGTTGATCGCAACGACGCCGTTTTTCTGCGTGGTAAGTATGTCACCGAGTGAAGCTGTCATCAGAAACGCCCATCAGGTTGCAGTCGGTAACGGAAATTACCAAGACGCCAGAATGAATCGATGTCATTGCTCTCAATTCGAATTGACACCAGACGGCCCCTGAAACGCGGCGTGATAAAAGTTGTTGCTTGTGTCAGAGTGAACGGACCATAAGTTATGGCCGTCTGTCCGGGATAATCCGTGACATAGAACGTCATGTTGATATTGGCTTCCTGAATGCCGCCAAAATATCCCCACTTCATATCCGGCCAAACTTGATCGATGAATATCTTCACATCGGCTTCGCTCAAAGCAAAGTATCCGGTTTGGAAGTAGGAATTCATCGCTACGCCGTCCGCGTTTTGCGACGTTTCATGCTGGAAAATATAACGGTTCAAACCCGCGCCAATTGGCGGGCCAAGAACAGATTCATTAATCCAAGCCGAACGGGCAACGTAAGGGTTTTCGGTGCTGTTGAAGCCGTAATCCCACTGATCCAGAACGAAGTTATATTTGACATAGCCTTCGTTTTCGCCGCCATTGCTAATCGTTGGGAAATACCAAGTGATTTCACCAAATCGACTATTTGGGGCAACGCGAATTTTATCGAGATTTGCCGTGTCGAGGTCTTGGAATACGACATCCCAGACCGGGCAACGAATGGGCTCAACACCGTTACCAGACAGCCGGAAAAATTGGCTTTGACCCATCCAATAAACGACACCGTTCACCGAACTAGCAGCTTTTCGACCGATAAGGCCGCAACCCGTGCCAAGCTCGTTGAACTGATAGACGTAAGGAGGACCGGCATACTGCATCGCCCAGATGCCAAGATCGGTCCAAATTAAGCTTTGTTGCGGACCTTGAATACACTGAACGATGCGCGATCCTTTTGGAACGCGATAGCTGCCTGCTTGATTGACAACGGTTCCGACCCACACATCGTAATTGTCAACATCGCACCAGCGAATGAGCAACGGGTCTTTAATACCTGTAAATGTTGACCCCCACGCAACGATCTGACGCTGCGGCATCGCGACAAACATGCCATCATTGACAGGCGGTGCGTTTGCAATGTTCAGAGCAACAGGATCGCCGCTAGTTGGGTTCCAGCGATAAATTGGGCCGTCCAGAGGACTCGCAATTAGAGTTTCGCCCCAATTGTCTAATGTCCAATCTGTCGCGTTGATTGGCGTACCAGTTCCAGCCACGGGGGGAATACCCGTTCCATATCCGCCACGACCGTACCCACCAATACCGTAGCCGCTTCCCGGAGGAAGAGGGCCAATGCCGTTATAATAAATAAGGCGAACATCGCCGCTATTTATCAATGCATTGGTTGTTGATGTGGCGGATGTAGATGCAGAAATACGGAATACGCTTTCAGATGTAACCGATACGACAATGTAATTGCCATACAAGCTAACGCCACCAACTGATGTAGCGACAAGAACGGGGAACGTATCGCCAACAAAATATCCATGGTTAGCGAGCGTCACATCGACAAAGTCACTGCCATTCGTCGTGGTGAATTTAGGGACTGCTCCCTTATCATTAATTGATCCGCCGCTTATCCAAGCAGCAGTAGTCGTGTTCGCGTATGAAACGCTTGTCGATGTGGAGCCAGTAACGATGTATGTGCCGTTATATCCAGAAGGATTTACACCAGTAACGGTAATTGCTTGACCATCAACAAAGGTATGCGGACCAGCATACGTTAATGTTGCAACCGTACCCGTGCCAGAAGCGCCAGTTACCGTGAGCGGAGACAGCAAAGTTGTAAACGCGGCATTAGCTGGTTCACCGAGAATGTTAGTCGCATATATTTTATATGTGTTAGCAGAGCCGCCGGGGTTGTTAACTTGGTATTGGCCGAACAAGACAAGGCCGCCGACACTTACCTGCGTCTGTATATCAACAACATCATAATTGTCGGCATTGCGCCCCGTGTCCGTAACGGTGACTTCATTGCTACCAGATATCGTTGAGAAGCTAACCGCAATGTTTACGGTCGTCTTTTGAGGCGTGATGTCAGTCGCGCCACCAGATTCGATAACTTGCAGAGCGCCTCCACCACCCGCTGGCGCACCTTCTGCGCCCACTCCGAGATACGAGTTAGCATTTGTGTCCTCCCATGCCCAAAGGCAGCGAACAATAGAGTTGATGGTGTTCGGATAGTATCTAGACCAGACGCCAAGTTTTTGAACCAGACCGCCCAAGGTGCGATCCGGAATGAACCGGATAAGCTGGCTGATCGAGACCGCCGCCTCGTTCAAGGCTAGTGTCTTGTTTTGATCAACACCGGGCAGAATTTTGAAAGAATTATGCGGCATGGATTAGCCTCGCGTTGGCGTGGCAACGGGAGAAGGAGACTGCGAAGACCAAGCAGCGGCCTCAAACTTCTTCCGGTTTTCCTCCATCATCGCTGATCTGAGTAGAGTTTGATACTGACCCTCATAGCTCTGAGCCATCTGCGGGTCGTCATTTTGACGGCCAAAGTTGCGCTGGTAGGCGCTGACGTAAACCATAGACGCCATGATGAACAAATCTGGCAGATACAAACTGATAAACGTAGTCGGGTTTGTCGCCGACAAGCTTTCAGGGCGGTAGGTTGCAACGATTTCGCAAGTGTAATTCACAGACGGGTAAGGTCCGACGAGGAAGGTGAAGTCCCCGAATGGAGCGAAATACTTTGGCTGACCACGATTCGCCGAGACACCCGACCCATAGACCTGATCTAAAAACTCTTTTGTTGTCGGCAAAAGAGGAACGCGAGTTCCAGCATCTGGATTAGTTGTACCAGATGGCGTGATCAAATTGATCTGTTCCGGCACGACAAAAGTTCCAGCCGGAACCGTAATTTGTCTGCTGCCAGCGGTCAGTCCATACGCCGTTGTAGAGATAGACGTAAAGAGAAAGTCCAGATCGCGATACATGCGGTTTTCGGCATAAGTGATCATCTGTGGCAGGATGATCAGATATTCCGGGTTGTTCGCCTCAACGACGGCCATGGTGGCAATTTGCTGGACGTAGCTATTCGTCCCCGCCACCGATCCATTGTACGAAAGGCCCGTTGTCATTATGCCAACTCCGCTATGCCCTTGTTATAGCACAATCACGCAAATTTGGCATAGGCCGCTGCCAGTTTGGTATCGTACTGGTTCTTGGCGTATCCGGGGCCATTATAGCCCTTTGCAAAACCCGCCCAGTTCTTAGCAACAAGCTCATCCAAAAGGCCAGCCGACCGAATAAACGATGCCATTTGGCGAAGCTGACCGGCCTCGGATTCCGTTGCCTCTTCAACCATAGCCTCTACAGACTGGCATCCTGCCATCTTGTAGTTTGAGCCCATGATCTGTCCCAGACCCCACGAGGTGGACAGGAGCGCCGCTTCTTCATCAATGGCGCAGGCCCGCTCGATCTCCGAATAGACCGCATCCGAGCCCTTTGGATAGGGCTTTTCACCCCACTTTGGATACGCAAGCCCTTCGCCGACAGCCTGCGCTTGGAGGCCCGGTGCGTCTTTGAGATGCTTCCAGAAGTGGTGGCGCTCAAAAAGAGCCTTTGGGCGGCCAGCCTTGTCAAAACCAGAGCCCGCAGCCTCTACCGCAATGACAGCACGGAAGGCAGCCGATTCCACGCCCAAGTCGGCAGCAATGTTATCAATCTCGGCGTCTTCAATTTTGCGGGCAGCGCCTTTGAAATTGATCATTTCCCGTCTCCTTTTGCAGCAAGGACATCCGTCTTGGCTTTAGAACCAGCAGATGAACCAAAATAGTACGCGATCACGCCTGTAAACGCCGTTTGAAGCGCCCCAAGCATCAGGAGCAAAGCTTCATTTCCGTTTTTAGGGACACCATAAATGAACATCCAGAACAAAATCCCGAAGAATCCCAATGTGATAACACCGGCCAAAATTTTTGGGGTGTGGTCTCCAACCATGATCTCGCGATTTCTGGCGCTGTCACGGTCTTTTGCCGTGATGCGCTCCAAATCAATCTCCAGTTCCGCCATGCGGATTTTAAAATCAGCGTCAATCTGTTTGATAGCAGCAAGCTGATCCGGTGTGGCGCTCTGCATGGCTTTGGCAATGTCAGCTTCGGAGCCATCTTCTGTGCCAAGAAGGACGTTAGAAAGAGTCTTCGTGGCAAGGCCCGCCAAAGGGCCGCCGAGAGCCGTCGCAATGGTTGGTGCTAACTGCCCCAGAAGCGGCCCAACCGTCTTGAGAATGTCCATTTACCCCTCCTACTTAGATACGACGAAGATTGTCACGAACATACCAGCTAAAAGAACAAGAATTACAAGCCCCGCCGCACCATAAACCATCAGTTCGTGCATGGCCTCTTCGTGTTCCCTCTGGGCTTTTTCGGCAGCAGCC